GGATCATAGTTGAATCCTGTAATCTCAAATGATAGTCTTGGTAGCGTTGTAGAAACACTAGGAGATATATCAGGGTCTTGTCTAAGTCTAGCAAGAAACTTTTCTTTTGGGCCATAAGCAATTGGTACGCGGATAGTTTGTACAGCATTACCCGCAGTGTTAAAACGAACAACATCAATATCATTGAACATGTTACCAAACATGATGATATATTTGCGGATAGCACTATGATAATCGACTTGACCAAACATTACCAATCACTCCCTTCACTAAATGGATTCTGTTCTGAAAAGTCAAGGAAGTCTCCAAGAGAACCAGATGATGAAGATTCTGTCTGAAGGAATTCATTATTCGCTGTAGTACGAATTGAATCCACTCTATAATCTTCAGTGACGATACCATCCCCACTCTCAAATACAAACACATCACCATTTTCTGCTAGGAGTTGGAAGTCTTCCATAACAGCAGAGTTGAGAGTTTGAATTTCATCGATAGATGCGATACCTGTGTTAAGTTCCTCATGTGAGTATTCAAACAACTCACATTTTAGATCATACATCTGCAACTCACCCATTTGGTAAAATACAGATTCATCTTCAACGAACTTGATTTCAAATAGACCTTCAGTAAGTGGGAAGTAAATGAGATCACCTTCATGTGGCCTTACTGCTTGATCACCATCTTCTTGTGCAATAAGTTGTCCAAGATCAACCTCTTCACCAAACCTTCTCTTAGATACAGTGAATGTAATTTCATCTCTTATTTCAACATTGAACTTTGAAAGGAAATCACCCTCACCTTCAAACCCTTCAACATTCTTGATATACATTTCTACTTCATAAGAATTAGTGAACTTAGATAGAACGTCTTCACCGAACAGCAAATCTTCTTTTACCAGTGTTCTTGGAATGTAAATCACATCATGGCCATATATCTTGATAGACTCAACAATTAAGTCTTCAAGTAGATTCTGTTGACCAGAATGTCCAAAATTATTAAAGAATAGGTTTGTAGCCATTAATCATTATCCGATCATATCCATTACAGGCATAGAGAACTTAGATACAATCTCTTCTTCCAGCCTTTTGATTTCCTCATCCGCTTCTGACCAAATTGTTTGACCATTGAATGTTAAACCGCCGGGAAGTTGCATACCTTCAAACTTCTTTAGGTTTTCACCCCATTGGCGTTTGAATAGCTGGGTGGTATATCCACGCAACCAGTAATCACCCCATACTTGCGTATAAGTGTCTGGATCGATTACACGATATGCTTCGATGATTAGATATTCACCAACAGTCACTCTTTCTGACCAATCCATGTCAACATGGAGTCTGTCCATATGTCGGGAAAATCTTAGTGGTTGTTTACCTACGAAAATTTCTTCCAATAGAGCAATACGCTCCATAGAAGAAACATAGTTTTGGAATTGTCCAGACGCCCAATCATGAACCTCGTTCAGAGAAATTTGATAACGTAGGTTGAATAGATTATTTGAGTTTAGGCCTGTTCCAACAGGAAACAGATTTACAATACCAGTAATTGTAGTTGGAATAGAGATGTATTCGTTATTGATGTCAGTTTGAGTGACTTGGTGTTTCAGAAATGTTCTTTCTGTACCATCAAAGTGATAATCACGATAAAACTCTAGAGCATCATCGATCCTATCCTGCATCTGATCTTCATCTACGTTAATCTCAACTACTGGATGACCTAAGCGGCGTAGACAGTATTTTTTTAGTTCTGTTCTTGAGCGAGGGTTAGCCATGTTAATAGTTCCAGATTGTTTAATATCTGGAACTATTTATAATCTTTAGAACACTGCTATTTCTTTAGTATTTACCAAAAAAGTTAAGAGTTGTTCTACCATTACTAAGATGATCACCGTGATTACGAAATGACATATGATGCATTGATGCTGTGAAGAACACAGCACGATTTTGTAAAAATTTTACTTCTGCTGATACATTACCAATACTATCATAAAAGCGTGTAGAAGAATTTAGATTTGTATTAGACAAATACACAAGAGCAGATATATCTGCGGGGCTGTCAATATGAATTGCATCAATATCAGATTCAAGACGAGTATGCTTGTATAAACCAAAATCCATGTTCTCATCTATGTAATCTTTAGCAATATTCAAAAAAGAAGCAACGATGTTATGATTCATTGTTACTAAATTATTGCTTCTATATCCAGGCCAGCTACCAATATTTTTGTCTGGATGGTTTATAACATTCCATTGTTTGACATTTTCTAATTCTGTATTTACTTGATCTATATCATCAAAGAAATTGTCAATAACTATAATAGTGTTTTTTCTCTTAAAAATTAGTTTGTACCACCCTGCACTGTACCATTGTCTGTAAAGGTAACATTACTTATACCTTGAATATAGTTACCTCGTGCGCCACCAGAACCACCGCTACCACCACCAGAACCACTAGAACCATTGGTATAGTTTCCGTTACCGCCTGAATTTCCTGTAGAGCCACTAGAGCCACTGGAGCCAGCCGCACCAAACGAACCACCTGTACCGCCTGTACCGCCGGCGCCGCCTGTGCCGCCAGAACCAGCGTTGGTTCCACCACCAGAACCACCAGAACCTGATGAGCCTCCACTACCTGATGTAGCAGATTGATTGTAGCCTTGACCCACACCACCAGAACCACCAGAGCCACCGGAACCTCCAGCACCACCATTGTAGTAATTGTAACCTGTCAGGTTTTGTCTTCTACGAATTTGATAACCTACGACGACATAACCACCGCCGCCTGGATATTGTGGACCAACAGGGATACTGCCGGTACTAGGGCCCTTATTATACTGAAAACTACCACTAGTAATAGTGTCGGTAGAATAATTACTTGTGCCAACAAGGCTACCGGTCCAATACCAGTATCGTGTGGAACTGTCAGGATATCTGTCAGAAATGTAGGAGGGGCTGTTTTGATAACTAGTGTAACTGCCCCAATAAGAATATGATTCACTTCCTTGGCCACCAGTACCGCCAGCACCACCGGAACCACCAGAGCCGCCTCCACCACCGCCAGCACGAATAGTACCATTGTTGATTAGGGTGCAAGAGACATCAGCTTCAAAAGCATCACCACCAGCACTGCCAGCAGCACCGCCCGCACCAGACAGTGTGCCGTTGTTGGTGATTGTCATACTTCCAGACATGCCGCTGTCGATCTGTAGTGCTTCTTGCGAGGTAGAAGTTGCGCCTAGTTCAACACCAGAATTGATCACAATCTCTTTCGGATAGTCTACACTATAGTCATCACCAAAAAGGTTTGATGCGTCTTGGTTAGTTGCTCCACTACTATAAGTATATCTAAAGCCCTTTTCTGTGCCATAGAAATCAGCAAAATCAATTGCACCGCTTGTCGGAACATTAGCTGCAAGATTTGTAGCATTGTTATTACCCGCTTTTGATCTGACATTGCTTCCGCCACGATAAAAGTCAGAAAAAGAAATAGCACCAGAACCGCTACTAAATTCTGATCTAATATCTGTTAGTGATATCGCACCGCTAGATTGTAAAGCCATTTTTAGTCTCCTTTAAGCTATTTATTCCTATATGTTTATTTTATGTTTTAGGATTATTAGCTTTGATTTCAGCAACCCTTGTCTGCCATGCTTCAAGTCCATTTTCTGTGATGAACTCAATTTGTTGTTCTGCACTGCCGTAGGCCACTTGCCTAGCAATCTCCCACGCGGGACGAGGATCAGCAGGAGTAGGTTTTTCTGCTGCTGTACGACTTGCTCCAGCCGTTACAAAAGATGGTGTTCCATTACCTGTTCTTAGGTGTGGTGGAAGAACCCGTAGAATTAGATCATCTAGATCAGCTTCTGTTGTATCTGAATATAGTTGAACAAATGTCCAGCTATCATCACTAAATGTAATCTTCGCTACGTTATTAGCGTTGACTGATGTAATTGTATAATTAGCCATTTTAGTGTGCCTCCTTGCACAATTAAGATTTTAGTTCTTCAATCTCAGCTTTCAATTCTTTGATAGCTTCGATTAGAAGAGGTACTAGTTTTTCATATGAAACTGTCATATAGTCAGCACCTTCAAAGTTACCATTGATTGGTGCAGGAGATGTAACTTCAGGCATAACTGCATCGACTTCTTGTGCGCTTACACCGACTTGTCTTGCATCATTATCATATCCAAGTTCTTTAGCTTTTGCATTCTCATAGAAGTAGTAACCGTTCAACGCCATGACTTTATCCATTGCGTTGTCGATATGTCCGTCAAAGTCCTTAAGTCTTGCATCTGAGTAGTAAGCAGTGATGTTGTTCGTTGCACGAATTTCACCAGTTGTTGTTGAACCTGCTGTACCGACACCAAGTGAGTTGACTTGAGCGTCTGAATCTGTAGTAAATCCACCATCAGCACCATCTGCACCAGCCGCGCCGTCTGCACCAGTCGCGCCGTCTGCACCCGCTGGGCCCTGAAGTGCGACGTTAGCAATGGTTCCCTTTACCATAGCACCAGCAGTCACATCATAGACAGCGATTATATCAGTAGACTGGAATGATGTTTCAGCAGTTAGGCTATCGACATCTAGTTCTAGTGTATGAGCGATACCTTCACCTGATGTTGCACCAGACGATGTAATACCAGTTCCACCAGTTACTGTTCCGACATAGTTACCAGTTGTGTCTGTACCAAGAGCAACAGAGTTTGTTGCAATGGTTGCAGTGATTGAGATATCAGATGAACCATCAAAGTTTGCTGTACCAGTTACGTCACCGGCCAATGCAATAGCACGAGCAGTTGATAGAGCCGCTGCTGTATTAGCTTGACCTTGAACTGTAGCATTGATGTTTCCTGTAACAGTAATGTCACCGCCGACTGCTAAGTCGTTAGTAATGGTAGCCGCATCTACGAATGCTGATCTCCAGCGTACTGCGTTTGTACCCAAGTCTTCTGCACTATCTGAAGCAGGGATAAGATCACCCGAAACAAGCTGCTCTGAACCAAGCGACCACTGATCTTCTGATTCGTCGTAGATGAAGGATACATCTGTGTCGGAACCACGATTGATTGTGATACCAGCATCTTCAGAAGCAGCTACACCACCACCCAAGTCAGAGTTGAGTGTTATGATAGCATCGCCGATATTAACATCGTTTGAGTTAACTGTTGTCTGTGTACCAGATACAACCAAGTTACCAGAAACAGTTAGGTTTTCTGAGATGACAATATTGTCAGCAAGTTTGCTACCGTCAACAGAATTAGCTGCGATTGTTGTAGCAATTGAAGCAGCGTTTGAACTAAATGCTGTTGCAGATGCAGTTACGTCACCTGTAAGAGCGACAGTTGCAGCCGCACCAAGTCTTGCATTTACCATCGCAATGGTATTAGCAGTTTGCATACGACTGTTTATAAGAGTTGTGGTATTTGCGACTTGCATTCTGTCTTTGACATCAGCATCAAGAGCAAGAGTACCAGTTGTTACTGGTAGTGTTAGTGTCACGTTACCAGAATAATCTGCGTGTGCAGCAGACTGGAGTCTTGTGTAATGAGCGTTGCTCACTTCACAATAGAAGTCAATTTGTGAAGGACTTCCTGTAGCGGTGAACATCTGAATTGAACCGTTAGCGATCTGAACACCAGATGAAGCACCTTCACTATCGACATGAAGATTGGCCTTCATTACCTGATTAGCGATAAGTGACTTTGAGACTAGTGATGATGTATCAGTAGCACCAATGGTATGACCACCAGCGGTTGAACCGTCATGCAGTCTGAGTTGATTGTTATCGGTATCTACAGTAACCTCACCGATAGCGCCAGTAAACGCATCTGATTGGGACGTAGTTCCGCGTCTAAGCTGAAGAATAGTTGGCATTAGTTTCTCCTAAAATTAAATTAAGCGACCGAACCCATGTCGAGGCCGTTTGGTGCGTTTGCAGTGAATAGGTCAAGTGTTCCGAAAGCGTCTACGTTTAGATCAAGGTCGCCGTCTGCACCGAATGCAGCATTACGGTCGGACATGATTGTAACTCTCTTAGCGGAAATGGATTGTTCTAAGTATACTCCTGATGCTGGAGTGTATCTCAATCTTACATTACTACCAGAAGTATCAGCATCAAAAGTTCCTAGATTGATTCCGCCGGCGGTTGTTCTAATAACACCAAATTCAGCAGCGAATGCTGTGTTTGAGGTATGAACAACATGAAGCTGTGACATCTGGATTCCATCAATGGAAACGATCTGCGTAAAATACTGACAGCTTCTAAAGTCAGCTTTAGCAAATGAATCTACGGTAATAGCGGATGCGCCAGCAGCGTTAGCCGTGGCTTCAGTACCACCTTGATCAGAGAAGGTTAGTGTTCCTGCACCATCAGTTACGAGAACTTGATCTGCTTTACTACCGTCAGATGTCGGGAATGAGTATGGATTGGTGTTACCAATCTTGAGAGAACCTACAGTAGCAGTAGCGGTATTAGAACCTAATTCAACAATCGCTGAACCATCATTAGAGAAGATTTTACCGTCTCTAAGGTTTACAGCAATTTCGCCTGTCTGCAAATCTGAGGTAGTGGGCGCCTTACCTTGTACGGTACTGCGTTTAATTTTAACAACTGATGCCATATCTATGGTCCTTTGTTGAAGATGTATACTTTAGTAAGAATAGTCGGGGGGTATGTACCCCCCAACCATATCAGTTCTTAGTAGTATTTAGTACGATCCACCATCGATAACTGCTTCAATCTGAGCGATTGTGAAGCCAGTATCTGCGGTATCAACAGTTGTTGTTGGTTCTACATCCAAGCCTGTGTAGAACTTGAAGATACCACTGTCGTTTGCGTCACGGAAGTAACCAGCAAACTGTACAGCAGAGTTACCTTGTACAACATACTTCTGGTAAATACCAGCGTCAGATACGTCAGCAGCGTTGTTCGCAGCAAGTTTGAACATCGCGTCATCGATCTGAACCGTCGATGATGAGAGGTATGTTAGTGCGCCAGTGACATTCAAGTCACCAGAGACAGCTAGATCACCACCAATGCTTGTGTTACCAGTTACAACAACATTTTCAGTAATGTTCAACTGGCCACCGATAGTTACATCATCTGGTAGACCAATGGTGTAAGCACCACCGTGAGCGGCTGTGTTAGCAACCGAAATCTCGCCAGCAGTACCAGCGATGGTTGCAGCAAAGTTACCAAAGGTTTTGACACCCATTTCGATGGAGCCAGCACCGTAAGTGTTAGCTGTTAGAGCAGCAGCACCGACTTGAGTAGCAGTAATTGCACCGTCAGCAATAGCAGCAGTACCAACTGCTTTAGCAGCAAAGGTATTAGCTGTTAGAGCATTTGCTCCAATTTTTGGTGCTGTGATAGCAGCGTCTGCGACAGCAGCAGTACCAACCGACTTAGCAACAAATGTGTTTGCACCAAGTGAGTTAGCAACAACTTTCGCACCATTTACAGCAGCGTCTGCAAGAGCAGCAGTACCGATTGCTTTATTAGCAATAGTGTTAGCTGTTAGAGCGTTAGCACCGACTTGTGCAGCACCGATAGCAGCATCTTGGATTGCAGCCTGACCAACTGACTTAGCAGCGTAAGTGTTGGCTGTTAGAGCGTTAGCACCAATTTGTGCTGCACCAACTGCGGCGTCAGCAATTGCTGCTGTACCAACTGATTTAGCGACAAAAGTGTTAGCACCAAGAGATGCAGCAGCTACTTTTGCACCATTGATTGCACCGTCAGCGATTTTGGCTTGTGAGACACCACCGTCTGCAAGAGCGGCTGTACCAACAGAACCACCACCGTAAGTGTTAGCTGTTAGAGCATTTGCGCCAATCTGTGCTGGACCTACAGCAGCGTCAGCAATAGCGGCTGTACCGACTGCTTTAGCAGCAAAGGTATTAGCTGTTAGAGCGTTAGCGCCGATCTTTGGTGCTGTGATAGCAGCATCTGCAATTGCAGCAGTACCGACTGATTTAGCGACAAAGGTGTTAGCACCAAGCGAGTTAGCTTGAACTTTTGCACCATTGACTGCACCGTCAGCAATCTTAGCTTGTGTTACTGCACCAGCAGCAAGTGTGTTGGCCGTTAGACCAGCAGCAGCTACTTTAGCAGCAGTAATTGCGGCATCTTGGATTTCAGCAGTTGCAACACCACCATCCTTAATTGTGATGTCACCAGAAGCAGCAGCAAAGTTAGCAGCATTAAATGTTGCTACACCTTTGTTTGAGGCAGATGCATCTTCACCAGCAAACAGTAGCGAACCGTTAGCTTGTTTGGTGATGTCAATACCTTCGCCAGCCTGCATAAAGACGGAGTTGGTTGTGCTAGAGGTTTCGCCTAGTAGTTTGATGTACGCACCGTCACCGGCTGTTGTACCTTCATCTACGGTAAGTTTGAAGGTTTCACCACCAATGGCCGAGACACCAGTGGAGTTACCAACATATAGTTTACGATCAAACAGGTTAACCGCGAGTTCACCTTCTGAAAGGGAACTGGGAATCTGACCTGCTGACGCATTTCTTTTGAGTTTAATAATTGATGCCATTGGGTTAGCACTCCTTGCTTTTTTGTTATTTTATCTTGTTCTTCTGAATAGGTATTCCGCCCGTTCTGACAGGCTTCATCTTGTTTTGTCTATTTATAATAACGTCTTTTGTAACATGAGATTTATAGTAGGCCAATTCATCTTCTAGTTTACGAATTTGCGCTTCCATAAACATCACTTGTTTGATAACAGAAGGGGGGACAGGAATTTGTTCTAAGTCAGCTACACTATCACTTATTTCATTAATGCTCTGTCTCAATTGAAAGTTTTCTTTTTGAAGAGTAACGAGAGATTCGTTCAGTTCTAATACCTGTTTAGCTTGTTCAATTGCTAGTTCATCATACACATATTCAGTTGACATAATATATTACCTTATGAATAAGTTCCACCGTTTAAGTCGCCGAATGTTGGTGTTCCATTTGCAGCGATCTGCATAAGTTGGCCTTCGGTTCCTCCAACAAATTCTACTCTGTTTGAATTCTTAACAAACATCACTTTATTTTCAGCATCACCAGCATCGCCACCAGTAGTAAAGATAAGACCACCGATAGTAATCGGACTTGTCGTTCCACCTAAAAGTAGAGATTCCAAGTTTGCTGTTTTTTCAACAAGTAGTTTACCACCAATATATTCAACAGAAACAGAATCTGCTGCGGCGTTTGTTTGTCCAATATAAAGTTTATTGGATGTATACGAATACGCTAGTTCACCATTAGCAAGACTGCCGGGAGTTGGTGTACTTTGAGAGCGTTTAATTTGAATTACTGTGTTTGCAATCTCATCAGCTTGTAGAGTTGCAACACGAAAATTTACCTGTGGCACTACTGTACTCCTTTAGGTTTCTTATAACTTTATTTAGCATATGATGTTTGTGAAAAACACCATATAGCCCGATGTATGTAAAATAATTATTAAATTTATATGAATTAAAATCCGTCTTCGCCACCATCAATCCTATATGCGTTCAATGCAGTATCGAATCTGAAGATAGACTTTTGAACGAATTGATCATTCTTTGAATCATATACAAAAATAGCACCATTCGATGCGGGGAGGCTAGCGTCGAAAGTTACATCAATAGCACCAGCGCCACCTAGGCCCAGCGCACCGATATACCTTGCACCTACGACGTATATACTTTTTCCTGCTGTTACTCCAGAGGGAAGATTGGTTCCAATGAAGTGCAGAATACCAGCAGAATAATCATAATACCATTCATCATTATTACCAGAACCTGTAGCAAATAGCTGTGTTCCTGTAGTTTGTGGTGCAGCTTCACCAGCGTCATCAACATAAACTTTTACTTGATAAGTAGAACCAAATTCAGTCGGAACCCAATTTGTTAATCCTGTCTTCCAAGTTCTTCTTGTTGTAGAAGTATTGTCTTCTGTAGTCTCAATTGTAGTTGAACGCGCATCACTATACACTCCAACATATGCACTATTTGCAGTAGGAATGACAGCAGGGATTTGATTCGCTTCTTCCCAAATGACATCACCACGCAAAATAAGCGGTGATGCAATAGCTTCATTTGGTGCTTTCTTAGCATCATTGGTATCAGTTTTCGCTGCACCGAAACCAATCTTTTTCCAAAGGAAGTCAAGTTTTTGGGAGTCTGTAATAGCCATAATTACGTCGCCTCAATGGATAGCGCAGTCAGATTGTCATCACTATTTAGTGCGATAGAAATTAAGACTTGGTTGTTATGTGCGTCAGAAGTTGAGACTGTCCCTAAAGTTAAATCGAATGTTTGGTTGCTGTAGCTTGTTCCATCAATAATTCTATCACCACCTGTGAAAGCACATCCATCTGATCCATTACCACCAGCACCTGTATTTCCGCCTGGAATACCAGAACCACCATACTGAATAGAAGCATTTAGCCAACCATTTATTGATGATGCAGTTTGAGCATCAGTCCCAATAGCAGCAATGAAGAAACCAGAAACTTTTCCTGTTAAACGAACTCTAAAGTTTGAAACTCCAGCGCGTTTGAATGCAAATCTAAAGTATTGTGTTCCTGATCGACCAGTATTCAAGTCAGGGCCAGCAGGAAGATATCCAGAAGAATAGTTTACCGTGTTATGCTCAAGTGTCCCATAACGAATAATTGCTTCGTCTGTTCCTGCAACAGTTACTGCGCCGGACCATGCGTTGTCAACATAGTAGTCTGTGCTTGCACTGATTGTTGGTGTTGCTCCAGTAAATCCTGTTACACGTTTTCCATCAGTAGTGTGTCCAGAACCTAGTGAGTCTGAAACTGCAATTGCACTTTCATCGATGACATCTACACCATTAAATACATTGATGATAGGGGATGTGATTGTGTCTTGATCAGTTCCATTTATATTTCTAGAAAGAACGGTAAGACGAACAGCATTGTCTCCTGTACCAATGTTTACAGTCAAGTCTTCAATATTGACACTTGTCCGATTAGCTTTTGGTATAGCACTGCTTCTGTCATTAGCAGCAAGTGCAGTAGAATAACTGTATGTTTGATCCGATATGGAAGTTCCAGAACCAGTTTCTACATTTGTATCACCTATGGTTATGAAGTCACCATTATAATATGTCTGGCCAGTTAGATTCGTAATCACAAGTCCATCTACTGACAATGAGTCTCCAGAATTATAATATGGAACACCAGAGATATAATTAGGTGTTCCTGATCCAGTAACAGTTACGCTTGATATATCGTTTGTTGGAGAAGCTGTCAAGGTATCTTTTACAAAAAACAATTCGTTAGAGTTACCCTCTCCTGTAACCAACTCTATTTTATTCACACCATTTGATGCTGCATCTGTATCCAGAGATACCTTTGCTTTTGTTCCTGTTGTGTATAGGCCAGGAGCATAAATGCGACTTGCAGCAGAAACTGTTGCGCCAGCAGCATTCAGATTATAGTAATCAACTGAACTTGAATCTGTTACAGGAGTACCTTGAGAGACATCATTTACTTGTTGAGTAACGCTTCCTGTAGTGTGGAAAAAGGATGACATAGTAGCGCCTGTAATTGTGCCACTTGTATATCTTGGGAAAGTTGAAGATATGGTATCTCCAGCAGTCTTTCCAGATGCACCCGCTGTAAACCCATGTGCGAGTCTTGGACTTGTACCAACGCTTGAAGTACCCCATGTAATAGTTTTTGCTGTGATATTATTTGGCGCACCAATGGCCAAGTCAAAAACTTTAAGAAGAGCAGTTGTACTTAGTGGGAATATGCCAGGCGTTGCGGTAGAATGTGAGTTTGCATATAACTGTACGGTAAATCTGCTTGCACC